CAGAGTAACGTGCTAATGCATACTTATCGAATTCAGGAACGAACTGTTCTCTTAACTCAAGAGACATGACTTTTCCTGCGTTCTTAATGAGCATCTGCTCGGTGTTGTTGCCCTTATCAACGGAGAGAGAGACTGCTCTGTCCTGCGTCAGGGTCATCGTCTGAATGGTGTCCTGAACTTCCGTAGTCGTGCCATATCTTGAAGCACCCGGAACTACTGTTGCTCTGTTGTACGCATTAGGAGCGACCGTGGTGATTGTCCATACCTTGACTGTCTGAACGCCATCCCAATCGTATTCCTTGTTGGATTTGCCTAAAATAACGGAGTCTTTATAAAACTTGTCTACTACCTTCGGGGAGTATTTTTCAGCTAAATTGATAGCCATGTTATTCCTTTCTTAAGCCATTCGGCTAACTGTTGAGGAATCCACTTAAAAAGGCATCTTCATCACTTGAACCAGCGTTCGTTGTGTTTCCTAATGCCTTCCTTTTGTTTTCCTCGTTTAATTGGTTGACCTTGGCTTTCTGTTCGGCTTGAGACTTTACTGAATTCATTCTCTGAAATTTATTGAAAGCCTCTAATAAGGTATATCCCTGCTTGACGAACTCAAATACTTTCGGATCTAAACTTTCCGGGCCTTTATCACGGTATTCAGGATATTCGTCTAAAAAGTGGTCTACCTCACGCTGAACTCTAGCCTGCTGGTCTTCGGTTTCTTTTTTAGATTGTTCTGCGAAATATTCCTCACGTTTCCCCATGAAATCTTTCACTCTTGACCTAGCCAATTCTTCAAGAACTTCATCGGAGATGTTTTCGTACTTCGCATCGTTACGTAAATTCTCGATTTCCTTTTCTACTTCGTACTGTTCTTGGGTATCGTTCAACTGATTGATATAATCCCCAACGGACATATTGTTCATTCGTGCTAAACGCTCAAGAGGTTCGTAGAAACGGTCGTAGTTCATTCCTTTCTGTGAGTATGTACGTGCTTCTTCTTCATTGAGGGTGCGCTCTTCCCCGTTGAATTTCACTTTTAACTCAAAAGGATTCGGTGTTTCAGCCTGTTCTGTTACCTCGGCTGTAGGTTCTGTCTGCTCTGTTACTTCTTCTGCGACTGGTTCGCTGGTTGGCTCGTAGTCATCAAAAAGGTTTTCAGTTTCAAGTTCAACAGTTTTTTCTTCGTCCATAGTTTCCTTTCCTGCCCTTGGTGAGGCATAAAAAAAGGCATACTCTTAAGTGGTACACCTTTAAATCGGGACGTGTTCATCGGTTGGGTTTGAACCCCTTGATTCAGGAGCCTCCCCCATCATCTGCATCTGCGCCATACGTTCTTGGTAGGATCGTAACAGCTTGGATTTCTGCGGGATATATTTAGAAGGTACTACATCAATGTAAACGCCCGGATCGATGTAACCCGCCTGTACCAGTTTATCTAACGTGTTGATTTGGGCAATTTCACTGAACTGTGCGCCATTGCCGATTTCTACGTTGAGATTATAGTTAAGATTCTTTAACATGGAAAAATCCACCACGGCCAATTGATTATCTGAAGTCATGACCTGACGGATACCGTAATCGGTTGATACTATGTCGATAATATTTCTTACAACGTCTTCCCAGAATACATAGAAGTTTTGCTTTTGAATCTCAAGAGGAACCGCACTGGATTCCTGAAGAGCTATGATTGCGGAAGTGTTGTCAGGTTTTACATTACCCAATGAAGCGTCCGTGACTCCCATCATATCTTTAGTCTGTGCGATGGTCTCTTTGGCTAACTCAATAATGTTGTTACTAAAGTCAGGAATCTTAATAAAGTCGATAAATTTACCCGCAAGATCCAAACCCGCCACTGCCTGCGGTGAGAAGTCGTTTAAGAATGAATCAATCTGCATCTTGTTCTTATCGTAAACAATCTTTGGGAATGCACTTTGTAAACCATACATTTGAGCTATCGCAAAACACTTATTGATAAAAATCTGATTCGCAATAACGGAAGTCATCGGGGAATTGTACATATAGGAATTTTTGATAATATCCCACCCGAAACACGCCAACGGATATCTTTTATAGCCTAAATTCGTAGGCTCTTTAATTATCATCGTTTCAGTGGTCTTGGTGAACCATACTGTGTTACGAACTTTCTTCTCGGAGACTTTGATATTTTCCCCAGTGATAGGGTCGATATCATCAGTTTCTTCAATGTATTCTTCCTTCTTTTTGTAGAACTTAATAAGTACGGTGACTAAATTTGTGGCGGTATCTTCGTTTACGTGCAGTCCTTCGTTATCGGCCTGAATCGACATTGCATTTTCTTTGGACATACCTAATTCCATCGCTTCCTGACGGACTTGGGTAACGTCTTGTCTTAACGCAATAATAATATACGGCTGGTTCTGTAAATCATTGGAGTAAGGATTGCCGAAAAATACGTTGGTGTTATCTATGATTTGGTTTTTGATAGCTCCTTTAGCGGGTTGGCCAGTATCGACTTCCGGGTCAAACGTCTGTAACATATACCCACTACCATCAACGAAAGCGTTCCTTATAACAATTTTAGACGCTTCCTTCATTCGGGCGACTTCGATAATGTGTTCAATCTCTTTGGAAATAGGAACCATCCGTTCAATGTCGTCAGCTAAAGAAGTAAACGGAGTGATATTAACTGCGATGTCATTAGAACCTATAGTGGAGACCATAAACTTACCCGCACGCTGTAATACGTTGAAGACGGGTTTGGGCATATTTTTAGACTGTAAACCTTCCCACTGACGACCATCCCAAAAGTGTTCATTTACTCGGACTTTTTCAAAGTAATTATCTAGATTGTATAAATACTCCACTCCCTTTTGGTATTCGTTCCAAATACTGGTAGGATCTGTTTTCATTCTCTACCTCCGTACATACGCCACTCCATCATCTCTTTTATTAAATCGGCGTTTTCTTTCGTTACTTTCAATTCGTCATGATTAGGTCTTTTTGAATGTACATAATAACCTAAACAGAAACTCGCAAAATTAAAAGCACCCATCAAGATACTGCATAAAACAATTAAAATAATATCCATCACATGAAATTGAAGAAATCGTAATCTTCGTCTCTCCTTTCATTAATTACTTTTTTAGTCCGATTTGGTAACTGTGACAGCGCATGATAACCAATCGCCAACGCCATGACTAAATCATCGTGAGTGCCTTCACTAGCCTCTGCACGACCCTTGGTATTTCTAACGAAACTTAACATTTCCTGTAGCGTTTCGGCGTCATTGATGTTGTCAATATGCTCACGGGCAATCTCAACTAATTCACTGATTATTTGTGGTCTGGTTAATGCGGTGGTCTTAAATCCATATCTCTCTTGGACATCGTGGACGATTGAATCAAAGGTTTCACGTACATATAAAGTAGGATATTTTAAACGTTGTAATTCTCGGTTAGGGAAGGTGTCGAAGTTACTTTCAATTGCGATTAAAGAGTGATAATACGCTCCCAAACAATAGACTTGCTTTACATATAAATCACTGTCAAACTGCTTATGCAAAGTCGCACATAAATACCCATTGGAATCTATGACTTGGGCTACGAAAAAGTCTGAACCTTCTCCTGCGGTATCGCCACCGATTACTGTGGAATTATTGGTAGGAGTTTTATATATCTTTATGTACCCTAAACTGTCTTCGACCCAATGAATATTCGTAATATGTAACCCGTCGTAATCGTAATTGAAGTAACCTCTCATTATTGGGTTAGGAAGATTCTTCATATGCTCCAAAATAACTTCGGTATTGAAAATACTTGTACCTGAAGTAATGAACGCTTCTTCCGGGGTGATCGGGTATTCCTGTCGAAATTTTAATTCATCACCGCCACAGTTGTTGGCTATACACCACCTTCTCCACTGGAGTTGGTCAAGGGTGAGGTTGAATTTGTCCTTAATATCTTTTTCGTAGTTAGTTAAAATAAATCCATCATAAGGACGGGAATATTCAGGATCAACGTACCACGGAAAGAATAGTGGTGTATAGTCACTGCGTCCATTCACGGCATCCTGCCATAGGTTGTAGAAGTAGTTAAACCCGTTTGCGGTAGACTCAATTACTATAAGTGAATCATCTGTTGATGGGACTGCCTGATTCAAAGCTAATAATGCTTCTTCGGGATGTTCCCAGAATGCCACTTCAGATAAATGAGCGTATTTG